TGACAGTCTAACTACCAGCTCATCTGAGCTCGTGAAGCTGCATCGCGAGAGAGCCGAGACGCGTCGCGTTGAATCGACTGGAGCTAACAGAAAGGATAGCAGCAGCAATACGTCGGTGCACGTAGACCGCGCTATATTCGTAGGCTCCACCGCGGAATTACAGAAGCTCATCGGCGCTCGCAGACCTCAGTAGAAAAAATTCCACGTGGCCAAGAATACATATCTAGGCAACCCTAATCTCAAGGCTGCTGGAGTCAAGGTCGACTTTACGCGCGACCAGGTCGACGAGTACCTGAAGTGCGCGGCCGATCCAGAGTACTTCATCGTGAAGTACATGAAGATCGTTCACGTCGATCGCGGTCTCATCAACTTCGACATGTATCCATATCAGCGTAGGATGATCACCGCCTTTCACAAGAAGCGCTTTATCATCACAAAGATGCCGCGCCAGAGCGGAAAGTCGACCGCAGTCGTATCATACATGCTGTGGCTCATCCTCTTCACCGACAATCAGTCTGTTGCAATCCTCGCTAACAAGGGGTCGCTCGCGCGCGACATGCTCGCAAAGATCAAGCTGGCGTACGAGTACATACCAAAGTGGATGCAACAAGGAGTCGTGACGTGGAACAAGGGAAACCTCGAGTTGGAGAACGGCTCGAAGATACTAGCCGCCGCGACGTCATCCACCGCCGTCCGGGGTGGTTCGTACAACTGCATCCTACTCGACGAGTTCGCATTCGTACAGAGAAACATCGCCGAAACGTTCTTCAGCTCCGTGTATCCCACGATCAGTTCTGGTTCCACGACGCAGATCATTATCGTCTCGACCCCATGCGGTATGAATCACTACTATAAGATGTGGTCTGACGCTATACATGGACGCAATCTCTACGAACCCATCGAAGTCGACTGGCGAGACACTCCCGGACGCGACGACAAGTTCCGCGAGGAGACCATCAGGAACACGTCCATCGAACAGTGGCGTCAGGAGTTCGAGTGCGAATTCATTGGGTCTACGAATACACTTATCGCCGCAAAGAAACTGCGAGAAATGGCGTACGTTGATCCAGTCCGAAAGACTGATGACGGCGTCTGCATACACGAGGAACCCATACCCGGTAGAACATACGTAACTGTAGTCGACACCTCGCGCGGCCTCGAGCTAGACGACTCGGCCTTCAGTGTGATCGACGTCACCGATGTACCGTACAAACTCGCAGCAAAATATAACAACAATTCCATACCAACGACTATCTACCCTGATCTGGTTGTAAAGTACTGTATATTATACAACAACGCATACGTTCTCATAGAGACGAACGATGTCGGTAAGCAGGTGGCAGACACTATATACATGGAGCTAGAGTACGAGAATATTCTCAGCAGCGTGGTCAAGGGACGTAGAGGTGCCCGGGCCGGTGAATGGACTACATCAAAATCGATCCTAGGTGTCATGACCAGTACCGTAGTAAAGCGAGTTGGGTGTACAAACCTCAAGGACTTGATCGAGGACGATAAACTGATAGTCCCAGATTTCGACATCATATCGCAGTTATCGACTTTCGTTGTCGACAGGAGAACGTACAAGGCGGAGGACGGTTGCAAGGACGACCTCGTGATGACTCTGGTCCTATTCGGATGGTTGACCAGACAGGAGTACTTCAAGGACCTGACGAACACCGACTACAGAAAAAAGATGATATTAGAGCGATCCGCGACTGACGAGGCTGCGGAACTTCCAGTTGGTTTCGTCGACGATGGCAGGCAGGCCGAGCCCGAAGCGCTTAGCGGTGAGCTCTCGGCGTCACGGTACCAGGATGGATTCGGCTTCCACCAAGAAAACTTCTAAACCTGGAGAACACTTATGGTATAAATAGATAGAATTGGTCGTAGTATATCAAGGAGACGACTAGGATGGCCTTCCAAGTATCGCCTGGTGTGAACGTAACGGAAATTGACCTGACGACGGTCATTCCATCCGTTAGTACCACAGAAGCCGCTATCGCGATGCACGCGAAGTGGGGCCCAATCGACCAACGTGTACTAGTTAGCTCGGAGGACGAGCTCGTGGGGCAGTTTGGCGAGCCGAACGCCAACACGTACACAGACTTCTTCGTAGCAGCCAACTTCCTCAAGTACGGTAACAAGCTCTACGTCGCCCGCACGGTGCGCAGTTCTAACACTTCTACGCTGTCGACTGACTCCAAGGCTGCTCGTAACGCCATCTCGAACTCGGCTAACACTAAGAATACTATCGTCAAGAGCACTGCTGACTACGATTTCAACTACTCTAGTGGTATCAGTAGCGTCGGTCACTGGATCGCGAAGTACCCAGGCGACCTCGGCAACTCACTGCGAATCTCCGTCTGCCCGACCGCAAATGCGTGGCAGTCAACTCTTACCGGCACTCTGAAGTTCTCGAACAATAGCACCACGGTCAACGGCATCGGCTCGGCTGCGTTCACGACCGAGGTCCGCGTCGGTGACATCCTTCTGGCTGGTCCTGATAAACTCCAGGTCAAGGTCGGTTCTATTACCAGCGCCAACGTCCTGGTGTTGCAGTCGGCATACGTCGGCAACACCTCGCCCGCCGGTGGTTTAACCACAACCCGCCGCTGGGAGTTCTTCAACTACTTCGATGCGGCTCCTGGAACGTCGGATTTCACTTCCGTCCAGGGTGGATCGAGCGACGAGCTGCACGTCGCTGTTATCGACGAGGACGGTCGCTGGACCGGTCGCGCGAACACGGTGATCGAGCGCTTTTCGAAGGTCTCAAAGGGAAGCAACGCGCGCAATGCGGACGGTAGCGACAATTACTACAAGAACGTCGTCAATCGCGCATCGAAATACATCTGGTACGCAGCGAACCTGACCGGCATCACCAACGACGGCAAGTTGGTGGCTGGAGTCAACTTCGGCGTCGGCACTCAGTCGCGCCCGATCAACGACAGCCTCGTGTTCGGTCGCGACGGCGCTCAACCTCGCGACGCAGACTACATCAACGGCTACAATCTGTTTGCAAACCCAGAGGAAGTGGATGTATCACTAGTTCTCGTTGGTGAGACGAACTCCACGCGAGCAATCCACATCATCAACAACATCGCCGAGACGCGCAAGGACTGTATCGCTGTAATCAGTCCACGCCGTACAGACGTCGTCAACAACGCGACGTACATTGGTAAGGAGGTCGACGACTCGATCACCTTCCGTAACCTACTACCGTCGAGCAGCTACGCAATACTCGACAGTGGGTACAAGTTCCAGTACGACAAGTACAACGATGTCTTCCGCCACGTAGCCCTCAACGGTGACATCGCTGGCCTCATTGCGCGCACAGACTTCGATCGCGATCCGTGGTTCAGCCCAGCAGGCTTCAACCGCGGCCAGATCAAGGACGTCATCAAGCTGGCATACAGTCCAAATAAGGCGCAGCGCGACCAGCTGTTCAAGAACGGCATCAACCCAGTCGTGACCTTCCCAGGTCAGGGAACGGTGCTGTTTGGCGATAAGACGCTTCTCGCGAAGTCGAGCGCGTTCGATCAGATCGGCGTACGCCGGCTGTTCATCGTGCTCGAGAAGGCAATCGCAACCGCAGCGAAGTTCTCGCTGTTCGAGTTCAACGACGATTTCACTCGCGCACAGTTCCGGAACCTTGTGGAGCCGTTTCTGCGCGACGTCCACGGCCGACGTGGTATCTATGACTTCCGCGTCGTCTGCGACGAGACAAACAACACGCCTATTGTCATCGAGCGTAAGGACTTCATTGGCGACATTTACATCAAGCCAGCGATCGCAATCAGGACGATCCAGTTGAACTTCGTCGCCACCCCTATCGGCGTCGATTTCAGTGAAATCGTCGGGCGCTTCTAGTATAAGAGGAGTAGTCTAGTATGCCGTTCAACGTTAACGAGTTCGCATCGGCGGGTCTACCACTCGGCGGCGCACGACCGTCGCTATTCAGCGTCATCGTCGACACTCCGAACGGCGTTCCGAATGTCGGTTCTAGAGTATCATTCACGTGTCACGCGACGCAGATTCCTTCGAGCGAACTGGGACTAGTGGAACCACGCTACTTCGGTCGACCAATCAAGCTTGCCGGCAGCCGAACGTTTCCAAACTGGGACGTCCAAATCTACATTGACGAGGACTTTGCTGTACGACACGCGATCGAGACTTGGTCGAACTCGATCAACAAGCACGCGACGAATCTTCGCTCAGCGAACATACCGTCTAACGCCGACTATCGCACCTCAGCAACCGTAACGCAGTATGCAAAGACCGGTACTCCGATCAGAACGTATCGCTTCGTCAACATATGGCCGCAGACGGTCGGTGCAATCGACCTAAACTGGGACATGGGCGACGCTATCGAGACGTTCCCAGTGTCGTTCGCATATGACTGGTGGGATATAGTCGCGCCGTCTACGACTGGAGTACTCGCAGTCTAACATCCGGCGAGTAATACTCGCGGCGGTCTCATGGCGGTAACGTGATCAATCTATTCGGCTTTAGATTCGGTAAGAACATCGAGGACGACGCCGTCGAGAAGGCGACGCGCGTTCCATCGTTCGCACCTCCAGCGAAGGATGACGGTGCGTTCGAGATCGCCCCGGGCGGTGCCTACGGCACATTCGTCGACCTTGAGGGTACGGCGAAAACTGAAGGCGAACTGGTGACGCGGTACCGTGAGATCTCAATGCAGCCGGAGGTTGAATCTGCTATCGACGACATCGTGAATGAAGCCGTCGTGATGAACGATGATATATCTCCAGTATCAATCAATCTCGACGGACTCGAGGGCACCCCGGCGGCGGGCGCGAAGAAACGCATCGCCCAGGAGTTCGATCAGATACTCAACCTACTCGACTTCCAGAGCCTAGGGTACGAGGTGTTCAAGAGGTGGTACGTCGACGGGCGTCTGTACTATCACATGATGATCGACGTAAAGACCCCGGAAGCCGGCATACAGGAACTGCGGTACGTCGATCCACGCCGCATTCGC